CGCGGAGAGGTCGGCAGCGACTGTCAGATTTACTTCGGCCATACGCCCTCCTTATCGTTTCACAATGCGGTCGGCGGCGCGTTGGAGGGCCGCGTCAAGGTCGGACGCGCGCGCCTCGACGATGTCCGTCCCCTCGCGCAACACGAGCTCTCGCCAGACGTTCTTCCCGTCGCTTGCGAGCGGATTTCGTTGCTGCCGATAGAGGCCCATCGGCTGACCCGTTTTGCTGTAGCTCTGGACCTTCACCTCGGCGGGAAGCTTGCCAGTTGCTCGAAACTGCCGCATCGCTGCCGAGTACTCTGCGGGGGTGAGCAGCCGGCTAACCATCGACAGCGGGCCGGGGCGCTTCACCATGTAAGACACCCTGTCCGGTGCCAGGACAACGGCGTTCAGCTTGTCCGCCCGCGTGCGGAGCTCTGTCGAGAGCTGCCCAGTACGGCCGGTGCGCTTGCGGACCTGCGTGTACCACTTGCCTTCGGCGTTCACTTCGGCATCGTCGGCGATGTCTACGAGCGCGGCGCCGAGCTCGGCGAGCGCGGCATCCACGACAGCCGACAGCGTCTTTGCAAGGCTCGCGGTGTCGGCGGTGACGCGGATCATTCAAGCCCCCAGAACGCGCGCCCGGCGTCCGATCCCTTCACCTTGCCGCCTACCTTGCGATTCTTCTTCGGCTGCCTCGCGCGGAGCCAGCCCAGGACGCGCTCCTGCGTCTCCGGAGACCAGGTGTAGAAGGCCTCCGGATCGCCGCAATAGGTCAAGCCCACCTCGAGAGCTACGGCGTCGAGGCGCCCGTAGTCGGAGCAGTAAAACTCTCGGCGGCTGCGACGCCCGCCTCCGTGTGCTGCGCGCCGGTGAGCACCTCGAGAGCGACGGACGCCGCTGCCCAGATGTCCGCCTCAGGCACGCCGAGCCCGTGGAGCTCGTCTACGACGGCCGCGCCGTAGTCGCACACACTGAAGCCGTGCGCCTTCAACGTGGCCCGCAGCGGCTTCCCGCCCCAGCACGCGCCCAGGGCCGCGCCGAGACCGAGGATGCTGTTCCCCTGCATGCCCACGATGACCGCCCGCCCCACCGCGAACGACGCGGGAGGACGGAGCGGGACTTCAACGCTGCCGATCTGGACGGTACGCATCAAGACGCCGTGATCTGACCGTAAACGGTGCCCGAGATCGAGTAGCTGTCCGGGTCACCCTCGCTCACGGTGACGGTGATCCGCACGTCGTTGAGCGTGAGGACGTGATCGGTGGCGTCGCCGAAGTTGGTACCCTCGACGCTGAAGACGAGCTTGTAGGTCATCGCGTCCGCGGAGGCGCCGAGCGTAGAGACCGCCGTAGCGAACGACCCGGCCTTGCGCGCGAGGTCGTAGAGCGTGGGGTTGGTCGCGTCCGACAGGTCGGTGAAGTGCGCCGTGAACTGGAACGTGGGGAAGGTGCGGAGGGCCTTCCTCAGCGTCGCGAAGTCCCCGCGGTCGAGGTACGCCGTCGTCTCGACCAGGCCCTCGTTGAGCCCGTCGATCGAGAAGTCGCCGGCCTCGTAGAGCACGGTCAGGGAGAGCGGCGTCGGCGTGGTGCCGTCGCTGAAGGTCAGCGTACCGTCGCGGAAGTTCTTGACAACACTGGAAATAGGCACTGTCTACCTCACATAAGCGGAAGGGTATGGACCACTGTGTAGGACTGCGTCCCGAGGTACCATTCCCCGGAGGCCGATACCTCCGAGGAAACGGAGCGGAGTTGGATCTTTAGATCGCCCGGCCACGTCGCGTCGTAGGCCATCATCGAGACGATCAGCTCCTGCCCCGCGGCTTCGGCCGCGTCGCGGCTGTCGACCTGGGCCTTCGGCTGGAGACGATAGCCGAATCGAATCGCGAGCTCGGTATCGGTGAGCAGGCCGACGCTTGGCCGGCCGCGGTAGCCGTCCTCTCGGCGGTCCACGGTGTTCTCGAGGCCGACGGCGAAGCCCTTGTGCAGCGTCGAATCCGGGTCGCGCCCGAAGCTGTCCGCGGCGAAGCGCGACTCCGTCCAGCCTGACAGCGCGGCCAGGCGTGCGGCGACCAGCGCCCGAACCTCTGCGCGCGTCCGCGAGGCCATCAGCGCACCTTGTACGTCGGATAGGTGATGCCGCCGCGGCCACAGAGCCAGAGCGTCGGCGTGCCGGACGTGCGGCGCGTCTCCACCTTGTTCTCATCCGTCTCGTCATACGAGAACGTGAGCCGGCCCCAAGCCTCCTCGTACCCGCGGCCGTAGTGGTCCGCGAGCTGCTGATACCTCGAGGTATCGCCGGCCGACGTGGCGTAGTCGAGCCAGATGAGGTGCAGCGTAAGGTTGATATGCACGTCGCGCAGCGCGCTCGGCGACATCACCAGCCACGTACGCTTCCCGCCCGAGATCATCCGGTTCTCGATGACGGCGAAGGCCTCGTCAATGTAGTCCTGATAGCTCGTCACGCCCGACGCGCGAAGCTGCGTGAGGTCGCTGTGGCGCCGGAGTAGATCGGCGTCCGTGACCACCGGGTAGAGCCGGCGCCGAACCAGCGCCCCGTCGCGGCGGAAGGTGTGCGCCACGCCGTCGGGCATCGTCAGCGCCCACTCGACGAGCCACCCTTCCTCGAGGGCGTAGCTGGCCAGCGTGCTCGTCTGGTACGTCGCCACCGAGCTCGTGACCGTGACGGCAGCCGACGACACGACGGCCGTCTGGTCGGCCTTGAAGATCGAGACCGTACCAGACGACGGCGCCACGAGCGACCCGAGCCGGTACACCGGACAGGTGATCGTGTTGGCCCTTCCCCGCTCGAACATTTCGGGCGAGAGGAACCGCGCGGTATACAGCGTGTCGGCGGCGCTCATCTGTCAGCGCCTTAGGTCGCGCCCTTGAGCGCCACCCAGGAGCCGCTGATCCGAGCGTAGATCGCCTGGTCCGCGGTGGTCCCGTTCGTGCGGAGGTAGATCGATCCGTTCGGCTCGGTCGCCGTCGGGGCGCCGCTGCCGCTCGTGATCGTCGGCGCGTCGAGCGGAAGCGTGCTCGAAGCAGGCTTCACGGCCACGCCCACCATCGCCATCCCGCCCTGTCGGTTCTCGGTCACCTTGATAGCCATCGCGTCTCCGATGCGGCGTTAGCCGCGGCTATTGCGTTGATCGTGCTTCTTCGCGATCTCTCGCGCTTTCTTCTCGGCCTCGCTCGGCTTCCAGCCCTGCTGGATGAGCTTGCCGGTGAACTCCTCTTTGGCCCGGCGGACGTCGGACTGCTCAGCCACGGCGCCTCCGAACGGGCGCAGCCTGCGCCTCCTTGAGCTTGCCCGCCGCGCTGGTCATCTCCTCGAGGAGCGCCGCGTCTGCGTCGTGCCGCGCGCGGATGATCGGCTCGTGGAGGCGGTTCGCGTTGTTGTTCACGCGCTGCGCCTGGCGCTCGATCAGCACGTCGAGCACCACCTGATCGGGCGGCGCGACGATGCCCTCCGCGAGCAGGTAGCGCAGGAAGCCGCGGTACCCTTCCTCGTCGGAGAGGATGACGAGCTGGGCTCCGACCTGCCGCGGCGTCTCCCAGCGCGACAGGTGGACGGGGCCGCGGACGCCGTCGAAGACCTGGACGTACCCGCCCTCGACGACATCCCACGGCAGAAGCTGCCAGCCTTCCTTCCGCGCCAACGACTCGGCGAACGAGGTATCCCCGTCCGGCTTGACATTGCTCTGGCCGGGTCGGCTGGACAGCTTCCCGAGCTGCGGCAGCCACTCTCCGCCCACGCAATACCACCGGCTCGGATGCGCCATGTACCACCAGGCCGGGATCGGCTCGTGGTTGAGACGCGTCTGTTGCATCGTCGGCAGCGTTGCAGCGCGGCCGGCGAAAGCGGTGGAACCAGCGGACGGGAAAGTGACTGCCACGAACTCTCCTTTACGCGTCGGTGATGATCGAAACGCCCATGGAATCCTGGAGCTTCGCCACGCCGACGTAGTAGTTGCCGATGATCTTGGTCAGCGCCGAGGACGCGTCGCGCTCGAACTCGACGACGATCGGGGTGCCAGCGGGCGCCACGATGCCGGCCGCGCCGACGGTGGCGAAGGGGCTGCCCTCCGCGTACCCGACGGCGCCGTATCCAAACATCCCGCCGGCCCGGTCGGCCCCGGCGTTCGCGGTGGGAACCTTCGAGGAGACGAAGATGTCCACGCCGTTGAACATGCCGGAGAAGCCCTGGCCCTTGATGCTGAGCATGTCCTGGGTGGCGGCGACGTACTGGTTGGGGCCAGCCTCGGCGCGGAGCGAGGACTGGAGGTCCGCAAGCTGCCGCGGGTGCAGGATGCAGATGTACGGGCCGGGGACGCTCGCCAGCGTGAGGGTAAACTGCGCGCTGAAGAAGTCGTCAACAGTCATGTCGACGCCGGAGGTACCGACGGTCGAGGTAAAGCCGTCGGTCACATCGCACAGGAGGCTCTGGAACGTCATCTGCGCGCTGCCAACCATGCTCTGCGCGAGGCGCTGGACATTCAGGCCCACCGAGTCGGTGAGGCTGGCGAGGTCCGAGATGGAGTACTGGAGCGCACGACGCGCGACGGTGATGTTGGCGTTCGTCTCGGTGAGCGCGGTGTTGCTCACGGCGGCGCCATCGGCCGGGCTAGACATGGTGTCGTAGCCGTCGAGGCCGACGATCGGCGTCTGGATGACGTTGGAGCCGGAGCCCACAACGTTGCCCATGAACTTGATCGACGGGTGCTTGTGGAGCGACGCGCGATCAGCCAGGGTGAGCTCGATCTCCTTGGCGAGAATGGCGGCAAGGCGAGCAGAGCCGGAAAGGTCGGCGAAAAGGATCTCGTTAGCCATAGATGTCAGGCCTCCTGCGAAGGGGCAAAGTGGTTGTCACCACCGGGTTCCGCTGACAACGCGACTCGACGCGACCGGCTCTGCTAACCCTACGCCATCACTCACGATTACGCAAGATGGCGTCCCGTGCCGCGCGGTAATCCGCGGGCGACATGCGAGCGATCGCATCCGGGCTCCAGTTGGACGGAGCCTGTCCGCCCGTCGAGACCGCGCCGGCGTTCGCGCGAGGCGGCGCCGGAGCCTTGGCGGGTTCGGCGGCGGCGGCCGGTGCCGATGCTTCCGGCAGGTACGCGCGCACGGCCTTCGGCAACTTCTCGACGTTGCTCAGCCACTCGCCGAGCTCGGGGCGGTCGGTCTTCGGGAGGCGGTCGTACGCGAGGCGCACGAACTCGATCCCCTCGGCGTCGTTGATGCCGCGGGCGAGCAGCTCGCGCTCCGTCTTCCACGACATCTCCGCGGTGGCGTACTTGCCTTCCCATTCGCCGAGCTGCGTCTTCAGCGCGTCGGCGGCCTTCACCGCTTCGGCCTGCGCCTCGAGTTGGCTCTGCATCGCCGCAAGCTGCTCGCGGAGCTGCCGGCGCTCACTGGTCAGCGCGCGGATCCGATCCTCTGCGCGGCTATTCGGCTCGTCGATCGGGCTGTTGATCTCGTCGGACACGGACACTCCTGCGGCTCTGGTGAAGCCCGCAGGGGCGTCCATCGACGCTCCCCAAACCACCGCCCCAGAGGAGGGCGCGGCCCGCGGATAGAATCAAACGGTGGCGGCGACGGCCGGCGGCGCGTCGATCTCCTCGAGGACCGCCCGCGCGTCGTCGGGCGTGAGGCCCTCGTCAAACAGACGCACCGCCTCGACGCGAGACATCAGCCCCGCTTCGAGCATCTCCAGCGCGTGCTTCCGGCGGGCGTCGAGCTCTTGCCCGGAGAGCGGGATGGCGCGGTACGAGACCGAGTAGCCGCCCTCGGGGAACGCGGTGCCCATCGCGCGATTGAACAGGATCGCCGTCTTCATTACGAGCTCCTCATCCGACGCGCGGAACGAGGGCGAGTACTTGCGCTGTGCTTCGCGCTTGCCCTCGTTCGTGAGCGCGATGGCGTACCCGCTGCGCGCCGAGCCGCCAAGCCGCGCGATGTCGGTGGGCGAGAGGCCGGCGTCCTGGGCCAGCCGATTCGCCATCGCGGCCGTAGTCGCCTCGAGGGCCGCTGCGTCCGCGCCCGCCTGGAACTGGCCGATAAGCGGCTGTTGTTCGTCGATGCTCTCGAACTGGAGGATCGTCGCCGGGTCGGTGATGATCTCCATTCGCGCCCCGCTCACGCTGCCCTCGAGGCTCGCGCCCTGGGGGCGCACGCCCACCGCGTACCGCTGCGGCCAGCTCGCGTCCTTCAGAACGTGGAGCAGGAAGCTGTAGGCCACCGCGAGGTTCAACGAGCCCTCGACGACCTCCATGCCCTCGTACGCATCGAAGAGGCGGTCGCCGATCCGCTCGGCATGGTACAGCACATAAGGCAGGATCGGACGGCCATCCGCGCGACGGTACGGGTACGCATCGCCGGAGTAGTCCCCGCCGAGGTAGCCCAGCGACACATCCTCGCCGAACCGGCCGTTATCGGTCGCCAGATACACCCGGTACTCCGGCTGCTCCGGGTTCCGGATGTCGAGTACATCCCAGGTCCACACGGGAGCGCCGCCCGTGAGCGAGTGACGGAGGCGCAGCTCGTGGACCGCGAGCGGGTAGTCGGGACGGTCCTCCGCGGCGTAGGCGACGGTCATGTCCGGAGGAACCGGCCGATAGGTCAGCCGTCCGTCTTCGGCGACGTGGACGCGCTGCCAGTACTCGCGGCACCCGATCACAAGTGCCTGAAATCGTTGCATTGTCGCCCAGAGGCCCGTCCGCGCGATGATGCCACCGCCCGCGATGAGCTCATCCGCACGCTCCGGCGAGCGCGTGTGCCGGATGTCCGGCGCGGCCATGTAGAGCGCGGAGAGCTCGCGGCAGATGATCCGAAACGGGTTGCTCGACAGGTCTGGCACGCCCCACGCCTGCCGGCGCACGGTGCCAAGGTGCAGCTCCAGACGCTCCACCAGGTCGCGCTCCCACGTCCCCTCGAGGAGCCGGCGACGGAGGCGCGTGTGTTCCCACCGGCGCGCGTCGAGTGGCGAGGCGGGAATCGGCGGCAGAGCGGTATCGGTCATCCGTGCATCCGGAGCGTCTGCGGCACGTAAAGCCGCGTCGTTATTAGCTCAACGGCACTATATCGCAACGAGTCGATGCCGTGCTTGTGGTTGTCGTCGTCGCCCGTCCAATGCGACAGGTCGTCGATCAGGCCCTTGCACCTCGAGTGCACGAAGAAGTCCCCGCGGAGCATCGCCGCGTGAAGGATGCGCGCGCCCTCGAAGACCGAGCCCGACGGCTTCCAGGCCGTTCGGACGCGGAACGGAAGCGCGCCGATCGGTAGCCGAAGCTCACGCTCGAAGCCCTGCTGAAGCAGCGCGTTGCTCTTGCGCCCGCCCCACCGCTTGCCGCCGTGCTTACGGTCGCCAACCCAGCGGTCCACCGACTCGAGTACCAGGCCGTTCCGCTTGAGCATCTGCATGATGTCGCGCGCGTCCTGCTCGGGCGTCGTGAGGCCGTCGGAGATGCACTGATCAAGCACCCAGATACGCGGGTTCCCCTCGACGCCGCCCGTTCGCGAGATGGCCGTGAGCGTCGCCACCTGGCTCCCCGCGTCGGTGCCGTGGTCGATGCCGATCCCGATCTGGACCTCGCCGAATGGAGGCAGGTCCGAAACGTGCTTGTCGACGTCGAATCCCTCGAAGATCCGACCATCTATGAAGCCCTTGGTCCAGTCGCCGTGCAGTCTTTGGGCTCGTTCCTGGGGCAGATACCGCGCCGCCAGCGCGTCGATCTCCGCCTGCGTGAGCAGCGGGCGCCCGCCGATCGGCGTCGTGTTCTCGACGCTCAGCGAATAGTGAAGGTCCACGACCTCGCCCTGCTCGACGAGCTTCCGCAGCCACTCCACCGGCCGGCCGATCGGCGTCATCGTCAACCGAATCCGGCCACGCTGCCGAAGCACACGCGCGCACAGCTCGCCCCAGATGTCGGGCGGGGGGGGCTCGTCAATCAGAACGTGATTCAAAGTCGCCGAAGCGAGGCCCAATGACCCCTGGTTCGTCGTCTTGAACCGCACGATCGAGCCGTTGCGGAACCGCACGATCGGAACGCGGCCGATGTACCCCTTGCCAGGGATGAACTCGACGCCCGGCTTCAACGAGGCCTTCGGTACGAGCGCGTGGAACTTTGCCTGAACGCTAAGGCTTTGCTCCCACGAGAAGCAGATGATCCACGCTTCGATCGGCGCCGGCGCCACGGGCTGGTACGGGCTCGAACCGAGGCAGCGGTAGATGACGTCGACCAGCCCGGCCCACGTCTTCCCGAGCTGGTTCCCCGCGCGGAGCATGGCCACGGGCGCCGTGCATGCCAGGAAGTCGCGCTGCGGTTGTGTGGGCCGGTAGTACGACAGCGGGTCGGCAGCCGCCCGGCGCGACAGCGTATCGAGACCTCGCGCGAGCGCGGACAGGCTGCTCACTGGACAGGCTCCGAGCTCGGCGCCGCGCCGCGCCGGAACATCAGCGCCGTCTCGATCACCTCGAGGTGCGCCTCCGGCACCGACGCGATCGCGCGCTGAATCAGCGAGACGAGCTGCTCGTCTGTCATCGCGTCCGTGGGCGCGGCCTCCTCCTCGAGCGCCTGGTCAAGCTCGCGCCGAAGGTTCACCGACTCGCGCAAGAGCCGCGCGTGCGCCACCCAGGAGCCGTCGAGCGCCGCGGCCTCCGCGCTCTCCTCCGCGCTCGCCAGCTTGCGGCGCAAGAACTGCGAGAGCGTCTCGCTCGGCGGGGCCTTCAAGTGGTTGAACTTCTTAGCCATTTACGTGGCCCCTAAGTGGTTGGAATCGTTCGCGTTTCTGGATCGTACGGCAAGTGCTCGGAATCACTCGGCTTTTCTATGGCTCGA